ATGCGGGTGGTGCTCAGCGGCGCCATTCCTCACCCTCCACCTTCGCCGGGATGAGAGGTTCGGTGAGGAGGAAGAACGACTCCTCCTCCACCCCTTCCTCCGCATCGGCACGGGCTCGGAGTGCGGCGGCGTGCTTCCGCAGAGCATCCGCGACCTTCGCCCCATCCGTGGAACGGTCCTGCGTTGTGATGACCTTCGACACGAGCGCCTCAGACGAAGCGATCGCATCCAGCGCCGCCGCCGCGGCACGCTTGAGGTTGTGGCGCTCGATCGCGAGGTACCCCTCCACCTGCTCATCCGTCAGGACGAGGCTGTTGGGGTCGGTGTCTGCGAGGAGGAGGCGCATCTGGCCAACCTCAGTCGTGTAGTCGATGATCTCAGCCATCTGCGCCTCCTCCCCTCAGCCTCAGGCGCCCTTGGACGCGTACGCCACCAGCGCGTGACCGGAATCGAGATCCCGGTACGCCTTCGCGGCACCGTCCACGGAACGACCCCGGAACCAGATGGTGTCGTCGTTGAACGACCCCTCCGTGACCGGGATCGACCCGCCACCGGGACGCTCACCCTGGTCACGCTTGACCCGGATGTCGACGTTCTCGTGGCCCAGCAGCTGAGCGTGCACGACCGCCGGGTGGTCGCCCGACTTGGACGACAGCAGGTACCAGGTCGTGCCGCGAGTCGCGGAGCGGTCGATCTTCGTCAGCCACTTCGCGACGACGACGGTGACGAGGCCGCGGAACGGGTTCTGCATCCGCGTCTTCGTCACCTTCGACCCCTCCGTCACCTGCAGCTCCAGCTCTGCCGCATTGATGATGCGGTTCGCTTCGATCTGCAGCGACGGCGGAACCAGCAGCACGAGGCCGCTGGTGTCGACGAGGTCGCCACGCCAGTCCTCCTTCAGCGCGAACGACTGGACGGCCGCCTGCAGGTTGTCCGGCGACAGCGGCTTCGTGTCGACCGTGGAGAAGAAGTCCGCACGGGGGCCAGTCTCCGACACGAACGTCTCGAACACGTTGCGGTTGGAACGCTCCACCGCACCGTTGCCGAGACGCTTCGGGAAGTCCGCCATGTCGGTGAGGTCACCGGACAGGTCGAGCTCCCACGTGTACCCGAACGCCTTGCCGAACTTGCTGACGCTGTACTCGAAGTCCAGCTCGTCGAGGGTGTCGTGCTTGTACTCTTCACCCTCGGCCACGGGCTCGAACTCGGTGTTGCCGTACAGGTCGCGGAGCTTCTTGGGTCGGAAGTCGGGCGTCTTCTTCTCCAGCGCGAACGCGTCGTACTCCTTGACGGCGTCCTTCTGCGCCTGAACCGCCTCCACCTCGAAGGACTTGTTCAGCAGGAGGGGGAAGTCGCTGGTCGTCATCGCCTCCTTGAAGCTGGCGACGGCGAGATGCTTGCCCTTCTGCGCTTCGTTGAAGAGCTTCGCGGCGGAGAGGATCTTCGCCTTGAGGTTGGGGGCTGTGCGGAAGTCCGCCTCAGCCAGAAGATCGATGTTCATGGGTTTCTCCTTCTGTGCTTGTGGGCGGGTCAGCCGGCGGATGCCGGGGTGGGGGCGACGTAGCCGAACGGCTTGACCTCGGCGGGCCCGGTGCCGGTCGCCTTCACGACGAGGGACACACCCCACGCCGTGTCACCCGCGGTCGCGGTGAGCGCACCCGAGGCGTTGAGGTAGACGACCTGCCCCTCGGTGAGGGCGCCGGTGACGGGGATGCTCCAGGAGCCGTCCGTCCAGATGGTGACGCGGTCGCCTTCGTGGGCGTCGATGATCGCGACACCGCGGACTGCGCCGATCGCGACGGGGCTACCGCTGGTGTAGTCCTGGTCGGCGGTGAGGGTGATGTGCTTCGCTTCGGGGTAGAGCTGGTTCTTCGCCATGGTCAGGCTCCCTTCACTGCGGCGAGTTCGTCCCAGGTGGGTGCCTCGTCGTCGGACTGGGTGGGGGTGTGGGCAGGGCGGGACTCACCGAGGTTGGTGACGCCACCGGCAGGGGCGAGCTCAGCGACGTGCGACTCGGCTGCTTCCTTCGCCTTCGTCTCGTCGCCGCCGTATCGGTTGATGACGGTCTCTGCGAGCGTCGAGGCGATCGTGGGGGCGGTGACGCCTGCCGCCTCGAAGACGTCGTCGATGACCTTGCGGATCGTGGCGAGGGTCTTTTCTGCCTTGAGGTCGGAGGTCTCCGCCTCGAGGGTCTCGATCTTGGTGTTGGCTTCGGCCAGCTGCGTTTCGAGCGTGTCTGCCCGGCTGGCCTTCTCGGTGAGTGCCGCGTGTGCGGACTCCTCGATCTGGATGTGTCCCATGAGGGTTCCTTCCTGGGATTCGGTTGCTGCTTCCTTCCCCGCCGGTGCCGGGTTGGTCTCAATGCCACGGGCGGGGGCGACTGTTCCGCGCAGGATCCCCTCTGGGGTGATCGCTCCTTCGCTGATCGTCGAGGGGGCGAGCTGTCGGCCAGCCTTGAAGTTGATGAGTTCTGGGCCGCTCTCTCCGACCGCCGCCCACCCGATGTGGTTCTGGTACCCGCTCGGGCGGAAAAGGTCCGTGATCTCGTCGAGCGTCGTCGGGCGTGCGGACTCGAGGACTTCCATCACCCGACCCCCACGGCCTGCCTTGGTCACGAAGTCGACTGAGCGGGCTTCGGTCAGCCGCTTCACGACATGACCGTCCGCGGTCTCCTCGACCTCGCCGGCGGCGCGGATGCTGACACCGATCGATTCGGCCATGTCGCGGATGATCGGCTTCCAGTGCTCGAAGATCCGCACCTCAGCGACCAGCCCGTCCGCGCTCGAGTCCCACCGGGCGTCCTCCGCGAGAACTCCCACGAGGTTCGTGATCGACCCCTCCGGGCGTGCCCACGTGTCCGCCTCTGTGGCGTGATCCGCGAACATGAGCAGACCGGCGTGGAACACGCGGTCCGTCGCGGCCTGCTCGATCGTCTCCCGCGGGTAAGTGCCGGAGCTGCCGACGCCGGGGGTGATGATCGTGACGGTCGCGTTACCGCTGCGTGCTGCGGTGAGGGTGCCTGACTCGTGGAGGAGGGTCATGTGGTCTCCTTCCGGAGCGTTGCGAGTGGGGTGGCTTGGTAGGAGTCCCGCCACCCGTCATTCGTGGTCAGGGTGGACAGGTCGGAGATGGTGATGCGGCCGTCCATGAGCAGCTGATACCGGTCCGCCCCGAGGGCTTGGAGTGCGTCCTGGGGGTTGTCGCGGATCCAGTCCTCAGCCGTGGTGATGAGGTCGGCGGGTTCGTCAAGGTCGGGGAATCCGAGGTCAGCCCACGTCTGCGTCTTCGGCAACGCCGTGCATCGTCCATTGGGGTGGTCGAGGGGGCCCGGCTCGTCCTTGGGGTGGACGGTGCCGTGCTGGGCGATGCAGGACGGGCACGTCGTCGCATCCAACTGAGCCCACCAGATCCAGGAGGTGACGGTGTCGTTCGCTCGCATCTGGTCGTGGTTCGCCGCCCTGTGCGCGTCGAGGAGCTCGGTGCGGGCGATACGCATGGCGCGGGCCAGTCCCCCGTTGAACCCGGTGCGGGTGCGCTTCAACATCTCCCTGGCCGCCTTGTCCGGATGCCAGCCAGCAGGCACAGCACGGATCAGGGACGCCTTCACCGCGTCCAGGGCGTCCGGGGCGAGCGGCATGCTGTCCGCGACGATCCGGCTCATGGTGCGGTCGATGATCTGCTGCATCGCCGCCGCATCCACCCTGGTGAACGACTGAAACACAGGGAGGTCCGGGAGTTGCGAGGCGACGACCTGGGAAGTCATGTCCGCCGTCCGGCGCACGATCTCCTCCAGCGGCTCACCCAGCACCGACTCGAACTCCCCCACCAGTTCGGTGAGCTTGTCCGCAGTCACCGTGAGGGCGCGCTGCGTGCGGGCCAGCTGGGCGATCTGCGCCGGATGCAGCACCTCTCCTGTCGAGCGGGCGGCGACGATCTCACCCACCACCAGCTCCCATTCAGCACTGATCTCGTGCCACGCCTGCGACCAGCGGGCGACCAGAGCACGAGTCACAGCGTCCATGTACCCGTCTGTGAGGCGCCGCAGCTCAGACTGCAGGCGCACTGTGATGGCGGTGATAGCCACTATTCGCCCCGCTCGAAACGGCGCACAGCATCATCCGCAGCGGTCACGTCGGGGTCGACCCAGTTCCCGTCGCCGTCGGTCATCGTCTCGATGATCTCGTCCACATCCCGCACGTTCAGGGCACGCAGCAGCAGACGAAGAGTCTCTACGGGTGGCATCTTCTGGGTCGAATCAGCGGCGACGATCGCGTTCACCAAGGTCTCAATCGGGGTCTTGCCGAGGTCGGGCCACACGATGTCCAACGTGCGGTCGTCGACCCCACCGATCGTGACGGTCTCCCGACCCGAATACGCGTCCACGGTGACACTGCCGTGGAGGGGGCCCTGGGGTGCGAGGACCGCCTGATCGATCACATACCCGATCACACGCCGGTACGTTTCGGTCCACACCTCACGGCGGCCACCCATCTCCAGCTCGGTCGGCTGGTCGAGGGTCTCCGCGACAGCACGCGCCCCGGTCTGGCCAGGGTCAGCGAGGAGCGTGGTGACGGGGAATCCGAGCGCGGACGCGATCATCGTGGCGAGGGGCCGTCCGGACTCAGCGTCGATCGTCGCACCCGTCTTCGGGACAGCCTCGAGCTGGTCATCCGGGCCCATGTGGGCGACGCCGCCGGCAGACTGTTGCGCGGAGAGAGCGGCGCGGGCCTGCTGTGCGGCGGAACGCTTCGAGCTGGTGCGCCACGCGATCCTGGAGAGGGACTTCATGAGGACCGCCCAGTCCTCCAAGAACTCCTTGTAGGCCCTCGCCCAAGGGAGTGCCGCGTAGGCGTCGGGGATGCCCCACTTCGCACCCAGGGCGACGTTGACCTTCACGTGGTAGACAGGCGCATCCCACTGGACGGGATGCCCGTCGATGAGCGGGTTCCGCCGGCGGGGCGTGTGGCCGAGTGCTGGGTACCAGACGGTTTCCTGCCGGGACGTGATGCGCCCGGTGCGTTCACCGATCTGCTCGCGGATGAAATCGCGGCGATAGAACCACGGCTCGGACTTGTCCTCCGGGTTCGTGATGATGTCGCTGATCTCGTCCACGTCGAGAGTGCGCGGCTCCACCCGGCCCGTGCGGGGGCTGGTGAAGAGTGCGATGAAGACGTTGCCGTCGGTGCCGAGCGCGTTCTCCATCTGCTCACGGGCCTGCGCACCCGAGAACACGGAACGGGTGTGGTCGTCGTCGAGGAACGCTTGGACGATCGCGTTGACGTCCTGCTCTGCACCGTCACCCACGGAGCGGGCGCTGATACCGACACCACTGCCGAACACATAGGCGGCCCGCAGGTTCAGGCCTCGCTTGATGAGTGGGTTGGCGACGTGCATGACACGGCAAGTGCGGGAGATCGTGCGCAGGCCTTCGCGAGTCATGTCCCGCTCAGTCGCCTGCGTGAGCGCCTGCCAGCCCGCATTCTCCCGATACAGGGCCGCCATGCTGTGGATCTGGTTGTGGGCTTCATCGAGCTGATGAGACAGCGTCGAGAGCCTGCCGTCATCCGGGAACTCGGTGGGGGTGGCCATGCCCTCACGGATCCAACTGAACATGCCCATGCGGAGGCCACCCCCTTCTGTGATCAGTAGGGGGAGATCACCCACCCACGCTCGTCGTAGTCGTCGTACTCCTGCGGCTGCGTCAGGCCGCCCTCGAGGATCGGCATCAGCAGAATCCGGTTGATCGCCTGGGACAGCGCATCGACAGTGTCGTCGTGGGGGCTGTTCGGGAAGTCCTTCGCCTCCTCCAGCAGCTTCGCCACGTTCGGCAGCAGGTGCGGCTCAGGCACGATGACGTCCTTCGACCACACCAAAGGGCTGATCGCGGACGCACGGGCGTACTTCGACCCCTCCGGTTCAATCGGGATCAGCCCGTTCACCTGCCGGTGCAGGGCGTTGATGACCGCGGGGCCGTTGGCCTTGTCTTCAATGAACGCGGCGATGGCCTCGGGCCACTTCGCCCGCATCGCCTTGATCGCGGCGACGGTCTGCGTGAAGTTCATCCGCTCCCGCACCATGTCGAGGAGGTACGCCTGTGTGCCGACGCGCAACCACACCTGCCCCACTACGTAGTCGGAGGACTTCGTGTCCTTGAACGTGAGGTCCCACGACTGGACGAGCTCCTGATCGTCCCGGTGGATGCCCGGCACAGTGCGGTGCCCGTCGGGGTGTTCGATCCAGAGCGGCTGGTCGTAGCGTGCCCACTCGTCGTCCTTCGGGAACACTCCACCCTCGTCCGGGGATGGCCGGCCCTGGTAGAGGCTGGCCCACGTCTTCGGGCCGGACGTCTTCTTCCGTGCCTCCCACTGGTTCGTGGTGCGGCCGCGGGCGGAGATCATGAACTCGCCCGGATCACGGTCGAGGACGTCCGTCTCACCCTTCTCGGGGCGGTGGTCGGCCTGAGCGGGGATGTTGAGGAACTCCCATTCCGAATCCGCTTCCGCGATGAGCCTGCCGGCGAGGTCGTCGGAGTGCCAGCGGGTGAGGATCAGGATGACTGGCGCGCCAGGTGCGAGGCGGGACAGGGCCGTGTCTGTCCACCATTCCCACGTCTTGTCGCGGATCGTTTCGGAGTCCGCCTGCTCACGGCCCTTCACGGGGTCGTCGATGAGGAGGAGGTCGACGGGCCGTCCGGTCATGGCGCCACCGACGCCGGTGGAGAACATGCCTCCGTCGTGGTCTTCGAGCTGCCATTCGCGCTGTGCACTGACGTCGTCGCGGATCGTCAGCCCGAGGTCGGGGTGCTGGCGGATGTCGTC